TTGTCTCATCGGACACTAAGTCCTCTATGAAGATTTGTTCCTCTACTCTTCCTGCAAGTAGTCCACCAACATCGTGGTTTGAAGACCCTCTCCGTTGCTGTATACAGTCGGTTACATGATCTAATATTTCGGGGTTGACTCCACCATGATATACAGGTGGCCCGAATGGACTGAACATCTGTCCTTGAATTTCATTTCTAGGAGGCTCAGGTGCATCAAGGTATATCTCATTATTGGGTGGTGGGTTGTCAAAATCAACTTTGATTCCTACAACGTTATTACCCTTATCAAATTGGTCTTCAGTATTCATAATATAGTCTTCCTCTTATACTGCCTTAGGCACATACTCAATTTTGACGAGACCCGACTTGGTACGTCTATCCAACTCATTCTTCACCTTCCGTTTCTGTTTAGGTGTCTTGGGGTCATTGTATGCTTTCAATAGTGTTTCTATTGATTGACATTTCATATACTGGTGAACTGTTGTTTTCTTGGATGTCCCTCTGGCAACGGTCACTGATGTTGGTGCAAATTTTACTGGCATGTCTTTCCCCTAGATGAACATCTCAATCAGTTGTAGTCCTAGACTGATTGCTGTTATTGTTGTTAAAATCTTTAATATTGTTATTTGTTTTCTCATTATCTTTCCTTTGATGATATGATAAGGAACACTGAGGCCCACAAAATATGTGGCTTCGATCTTGTGTGTAGTACTTAATCTCTCTTGCAAGAGTCTTCACTTGACACACTGAACACCTCAATAGTGTATCCATCTTGTTATTTTATGACGACCTTAGTAAATGTAGGGCCATCTGTTAATTCTTCTGTTGGTTGATCATCGAATGCATTGTGATCACTGTCTTCACTTCGGTTTTCACTGAACCAAACACCCAACATCCATTTTTCCCCTGCAGTAATAGGTAACACTCCAACACTTCTATAGGAAGGATTGTTAACGATTAGCATATCTCCAACGACATCGTTGATGATACTTGCATCTACCACCATGTTACCTCCATGGTAACCCTCCGATAGATTGAATAACACTAGTCCAGTGTCTTCTTCTTGGGATGTGTTAAATTCATATGAATCCACTGGATAACATATGATCTGTATATGACTAGGTTCTTCAAAGCAGTCACCTTCAGGTAAAAACTCTTCGACCCAATCATAGACCTTTTCGAAGTCTACGGTTCCCTTTACATCGGGTACAATGTTGTATACCTCGACATCATTATGGTCAACCTTGAACCTAGACGTTCCACCCTCTATTTCAGTCTCGTCCTCGGTAAAGTCCTGTCGTTGTGCTAATCCTATGATTGTGGCACATTGGTCTTGGTCTAGTACTCGTTCACCGAGTGTTAACATATTATTTTGCATGATTGTTTCCTGTTGTTGGGTGGAAGAATTGTACTTGACTAACTCTCCAGTTATCTCCACTATATTTAGTGTAGTCTTCGATATGAGCTCCATGCAACCTATTGCCGGGAAATATAACACATCGGTTAAATTTAGAAGGGATGATGGTATGCAACTCAAAGTCGTCTTGGCATGGATATAGTAATCCGTGGTGTTCATCGTTAGATATCCACTCACCATTATATACTGCAGTTCCACCACTCTCTTGTTTATCTAAGTAGACAAGCATGTTAAGTGTTGCTAGTTTGTTGGGGGTATCGAATGATGAATCCGTATGTGGGTAGTGTTGCATCTTGTTATCAAACTCAGTGATCGTTTGGAACACATTGAATTCGTGAATTATGTCCCAGTCGTATCTACCCTTATGGAAATGCTTTCTGCATATATCTAACAGTCGTTCCATCTCACCAAAATACTTCCTAGTGGGGTGTCCGACCTTATCAGTAATTCTGCAATCGTTGTATTCAATTCCGTTGGGGGATTTTCTCTCCGTGGAGTATTTCCACATAGGGAATTGACGAGCCATGACGAAATCATGTATTGCTTCGGGATTCTCATAGAAGTTGTCTATGGTAATTGTCAACCCATCAAATGTAGGTTCCCACTTCTCAGACATCTTGAATAGTTCATCATGGATATAGGTTTTACCTGTCATGGTTTATGTCCTCTTCAAGAAAATTATAGGACATGTTTCGTCCTGTTTTGTTGTTGTCTAATTCTGTTTTATGCCATAGGTTGAATGATATACTGATACGTTCATATCCTGTCTCTCTACCACCAGTTATGGCAGGTACGGCATGTTGTAGGTAAGATGGCCATAACAAGAACTCCCCTGTCTCGGGATATACACTCATTTCTGACTCAATTCCGTTAGTACCCATGAATTCGATTCTGTCCATACCTTCCCTAGTAACAGGACGATCAACTTGTTGTTGACCCGACAATGCCATTGCTGAAGGTGATGTGAACTTGATTGGTTGTGACCCTTCACCTGCCTTGACATAATATGTTCCACTCATTTTACAATTAGTGTGATTATGTGTCTCGTGGGCATGGTTACCAGTGTAAACATTAACCCATGCAAATAGGTGTAGGTCATTCCTTGATAGGTGACTTACTGGTATATTCAACATGTTCTGTATGTACGAGATATAGGTGTCTTTGCATATGTCTGAGAAGTCCTTGAACCAATCTAGTCCATGGGTCTCTTCACGAATGTCTTCATCGAAATAGGTAGTGTAATTTCTTGCTCTATCTTCCCCTGCACGTTCTTTGACCTTACGCACTAGTAGTCTACAATCAACTGCAATCTCGTCATGAGGTAACTCCATATGACCCCTTAAAAAAGGTGTTGCAAATACTGGTATGATCTCTCCATCTGCTGGTCGGAATGGTAATTTCGGTTCTACATAGGAATCAACTAAAGGTTCTGTCCATCTAGTATGTTGGATAGGTTGTTCGTACTCTTCTATTGCAAGTGTATGAGAATCAGCATTCCATTCTTGATCAGGCATACTGACTGTATCACTTCTTTTACTTGCTCCAAGTGGGTCTAATAGAACCCTCTCTCTTCTTGAAAGTTCTACCTTTGGTTCTTCCTTTGTGGGTGGTGCCGACTTAGGTCTCACAACTCGTCCTCATTTTGAATGAAGTAAAAGAGGAATGCGATAGTGGCTGCAACTGCAACAGTTGGTGTGTCCAGTGCATATATGAATGACCCTATAAAGTCCCATCCTGTTAACACGGATATTGCTATACATAGTCCAAATAATCCTGCAAGTAGTTTCCAAATCATTTCTTCCTAACCTCTGCAGCGATTGCTGGTTCGTCTTTAATGGTTACATTTCTGTAATATACAATGACCTCACCGACCTGTTGAATGTATCGTCTGAGTTCTTGGTTGTTCTGAATCATCACCTTGTAGTCACCCACAGTTGTTGCAACAAATACGATGTCACCACTGTTCTGTCTCTTCATCTCATCGATGAATCGATCTAGGTAGGTATAGCCTGGTGGCCATTCGGGATTCTCCCTCTCTGATAGTTCACATGCCTTTGGTCTTTTGTCTTCTACCTTCTTACAATTGTTTGCAATTCGAGCTTCGGATACGACAAACCATTTAGGTGCTGTCAAGTCCAAGGGTCTTGGTAATGTAGGTTGGATGATTTCGATTTCGACAGGCTTACTGACTATCTCAATCGTCTTCGAGTTAAATAACGAGCAACTACTGACCGTTAGTGCTAGTGTCAAGATCGCTAATGTTCTTAGTGTCATTTTCTATTCCCTCCAATACGTCAACAGTTCCTTTGTTGAATCTAAGTTCCATGAGGCCTGGTTTCATTTGTGCCAGTCTCTCAAAATTATGTTTGGATAGAATTTCTAAGTACTTAGACTTCTCTGCTTCTATCGCATTGTTCCTTCGAGTCATGTTCTGAAGAGATTGAGTCTGAACTGCAAAACTCTCCTGTACCACTCTAAGTGTTTCTTTCTGTTCTTCAACTGCACCTTCCAGTACAATGTTATTCCCAGCAAGTATTTGGTTCTCAGTATAGAGGTAGTAACTACCCAATCCGAGAACAAGTATGATTCCAATCAATAACTGATTCATTCTATATCTCCTCTATTTTATAGTCTAGTCCGCCTGATGATCGAATCTCAATCATCTTCTTGGTCTCCCAATCTCTAAACTTTAAATGTTTTTCTTTTTGTATAATAAGTTTACGTGCAGTGTAAACGGACTTATACATTTGTCCACCCACAGTGCTTGATTCCCTATACACGGTTATTTGGTATTCTCCTACGAAGAGGTTGTGTATCCACCCTGCAAATCGTTTGCAGACACCCCATAGACCTTTACCGAAATTCTTTCTACGCATTGTAGTCACTCCATCCTGTCAATATTATTTTCTCTCCACTCAATGGTGGATTTCCCCTATGGACGTGTGTAAAGTGCGCAGGCCACACAAGTAACGTCCCTTTTGTTGGTTTGAATCTGCATCGTTGGTGAAGGAACTCTGTCTCCCCACCTTCTTCTACATCATTCATATACAACATCCATGCAAGAACACGATGTTTATTCACATGTGAGTCTTGTTCATAATGCCATATATGATACCCTTCACCCTGCAATGTCTTTTGTATCTTTCCGTCCACTGATAACAAATCGATATCGTTACGCATACCATATGCTTTCTTATACATCGGTATAATTTCATCGTTTAGTATATTAAAAAACTCGTTTTGTGCGTCTGCCCGAACAATATCCTTTAGTCCATGGGATATTCGTGCAAGTGAAACGGATTCGTCTGATTTTTCTAGGACATCATGAGATAGGTCGTAGTCCTCTCTTCGTGAGGTGTGACCAAGTGACGAGTAATATTCGAATGTATCCGTAATATCCTGCATCATATTTTCATCTATTGCATCGTGAAACACACCTATGTGATCACTCCGCTTTTCAAACTCTGCCATAATTATACCTATATGCAACAATACAGGGACATCTTCCCTGTATTATTATTTAGTGTGTTTTAACTTAACTGTTTCTTAAAGCCTTTAACTGGTTGATTGTATCTTCTGCACTTACGTGTAGGATACCTATTCCACCATGTTTAACCCATGAATCAAGGTTCTTCTGTCTGTCGTCAATGAGGATACTTCCTTCCATTGCAAACATACCTTTCTGACTACCTGTCATGGTGCAAGTGACAACAACTGTTGGACTTACATATTCTTTAATCCACTCTTGTTTGTCCCAAACTACTAATTCTCTGTTGACGACACCAGCTGCAGTGAGTATTTCCCACGGTAGGTTAGTGTGTCTAATGTAACCAACTAAGTCCCACATATCGGGCATAGGTGGTAGACTTCTGAATAATCTCTTGTTCGTTAACTCTTCTTTTCTCTCATCATAATCATTATGACCTTGGTCTGTATTAGGGAATGCTGTTCCTGTTAAGGTCTCCACTCCAGTATTGAAATCTGCCAATACTCCGTCCATGTCTACAAATATTCTTTTCACATTTTCTCCTTTGTTTATCTCTCTCTTTCTCTCACTCATGATACTATTATAACACTAATGGGGCGTCACTGTCAAGTCTTTTCTCAAAGATTTGACGAACACTCGTTGAATGCTTCTACTCCTGTAAAGGTCTGTAGTACCACTGAATAGTTAGAGAAATCTCTCTGTTCACACTCTTCTTGAATTGAATTTGAATGGGGGTTGTACCTGTATCTCCACTGACCATTAGAGGAACTTCCACTCTCTACTATTAGTACATCTTCGGTATAAAGTAGGTAAAGATTGCCATCAACCCCTGTCATGGTTTTGTCTAACGCGGTGATGTCGGTGTATATCTGTTGTAGATCAGCAGGGTATCTTGTTGACATGATCAATGGTAAATCTATGTTGAAATATGGGTTGGATACGTTCCTCATTTGCAGTTCAAATCCCTCATATGAGGTTACTGTCTTCTCAATCCTTTTGACATTTCTTGCACTCTCATCGACTGAGTACTCTAATATAGCACCATCACTATCGGGTAGAAACCTAACAAATGTCTTGTTCCAACTGACCCCAGCAACATCTTTGACCTCTTCGATAGAGATGTGAATCTTATGATTGTTGACGATAGATGTGGCATTACCCCATTCTTCATAGTTCTCTGATATCTGCACTCTAGAGTTGTCCTCTAGGTTCTGTAATGTGATTGATATAGGTAGACTATTTGAATCTAGTAACTGACCTAGTGAATTGCCTCTGAGACCATAAAAATGGTGTTGTCTATTATATCGGAAGTGATCATCTTCTACTGTCGAGGTCGTCTCGTTTTGTATATCGAATGTAACGTCTGAAAAGGTATCGTTGTTTAGTATTAATGCTATCACATTGTCTTGAAGCATTCCTCGGAATCCCATGTTATAGGTTTCTTTGAGTACCCCTTCGATGTCGTGAAGTGTACCAAGAAAATCAACGATCTTCTCACCGATTGCTTGTTGGGTAATGTCATTGGATGCAATGAAATCATCATAGAAATACATCCTATTGATGTCAAAGTTTTGTTCTAGATTATATAAGAATGTATTGACTTCAGCTTTGATATCTGAACCCAGTTGATTTGCAATTGTACCACACCCATCTGCAACATTGATATTCGATGTTAATTTATCATTGATAGACGATGTCAACATCGTGGTGAATGGGGTTACGTTGGCCTTGGATGCACTGTTCTCATGAGGAAAATACATCATGGTATATGCAGTGTTTACATATCCTCGGGTTGAGTCAATTGCACCTACTGGTACTTCTGCAACTCTAGGACGATTCATTCCACAAGTCTCGGTGAAACCTGTGATTGCACTAAATCCTGCTGAATCAAATTCGTATTCATATGTACTTGAATTGAAGACTCCCGAAGGTTCTCCTGCATCTTGTATCAAATTGAAGTTGAAATCAACGAAGACGTTTGCACCCTCTACATATCCATCAATGACCAATGTCTTAAACATCGGTGATGTACTAGTAGATACGGGGCTTGGTAATTGTAATTGTGCTAGTTCGGGAGCAATCTCATTGCCTCCACCACCACACGCGACTAAACCAGTAAGTACTGGAACTATTAGTAAGTTTTTCATTTAACACCTCTCATGTATACATCTATTATACACTCTTTAGAGGGGTTTGTCTAGGGGGTTTTACTCGTTGAGTCGGTATGCAAGGGCCTCTGCTTCGACCTCATCAATGGGTTGGTGCATTATCACTTGTCGGACATGTACCATTTCATGAGCCAAGGTTATGTACCTTTCGTCATCAAACTTAACAAACATCTCCATATAGATATTGATGTTTGCCTTATGGGGGTAGTCAAGGAATCCCTGTCGTTTATCGGGATGGGGTAGTCGGAATATGTTTAGTATAACCTTTGAGTCTTGGATGTCCAGTAGGTTTGCAAACTCTACTGCTCTATCTCTCATTTTCTCATTGTTACATAAGATATTCATGGGTGGTTAATCCTCGTATTCCTCAAGCTCTTCCATGTTATCCTCATCGACATCTGTTCCACAAAATGGACATACATCAATAGAATACTGATATGAATCCATCTCGTGTATGATATCACACTCCGATTTACATGATTCACAAAATAATTTAAATTTCATCTTGGACTTTATCTCCTATTATATCTTTCCAAAGGTTCTCATATGATTTAGGCTTACCATCAATTGTTGCATATGGAAGTTTTCTTCCTTCAGTCTCTTCAAGTGTAAAATCCAAATGCAGTTCCTTAAACCTAACCTCGTTCAATTGGATATTTAGACTCAATAGCATATGCCTGATTCTATCATCCTCTATCGTCTGTTCGATTTCCTTGTTTAAGTATGCAATGTACTCACTCATCTTTCAAATACCCACGTTTCCAATTCTGTAAATCCACCAATGATCTCTCCGTCCATACGGATTTGGGGGAATGTTCTAGCAGTAGGGAATGACTCCATTAACTCTTCACGAGTAAAGTCTTCACCTAGTTGTTTATATGTATACGAAAGACCTTCTCTCGTACATAGTGCCTTTGCTTTATCACAAAAAGGACACTGAGGTTTACCAAATATTTCAATCATAATTCAAAGTCCGAAAAGGTGTTGTCATCAACATCCTGTTTAATGCCACCAATAAGATACGATTCAATCTCGGTCTCTTGGGGTGCGTTTTGTAATCCTCTACTATTAAACCAATGGTTCGTCCATGGTAGAGGGTTGTTAGTTGAAGAGATATCGAATATCGGTTGCATACCAATTGCACGTAACCTTTTATTGGCAATATACTCCACATAGTTTCCAAGTAGTCCTACCGACAATCCGATCATCGACCCATGTTTGAATAGGAACTCTGCCCACTCCTTCTCTGAGTCAACTGCATCTTGATACATCTGATATACTTCTTGTTCACAATCTTTCATCACCTTATTCATCACACTATTGTTCTCATGTTTTTGATAACACTTAAGTATGTGTTGTGTGATTGCTAGATGTTGTGATTCATCCCTTGCAATCAGTGATATGATCTTTGCACTACCTTCCATCATCTTCAGTTCTCCGAATCCGAATGAACATGCGAATGATACGAAGAATCTAATCCCTTCTAGGATGTTGACACTTATTAATGCAAGATATAATGCCTTATATAAGTCGTAATCTTTAATGTCCTGACCTATCAACTTTCGTCTACCTAGATCAATGAACTCATCATACTTTTGTGTTACTGCTTCTGCACGAGCAACGATCGCTGGTTCGTCCAGTATGGTGTCAAAGATTTCACTTGGGTCACTATAGATATTCTTGATTATGTGAGTGTAACTTCTTGAATGTATTGTCTCCATGAAATCCCATGTAATGATACATGATTCCAATTCGGGTATTGTAACGAATGGTAGGAATGCAATTGCGGGAGCTCTACCTTGAACACTATCGAGTAGTGTTTGGTATCTAAGGTTAGAGGTGAAGATGTGTTTCTGTGCCTCGTTCAATCGGGCATAGTCTGCTCTATCTTTCTGTAAGGATACCTCTTCGGGTCTCCAAAAGAATGACAACTGAGTCTGAGTCAACTTATCAAATACTGGGTACTTGAATGTATCAAATCTTTGTGTGTTCAATTCCTCTCCAAAGAACATCTTCTCTTTGGTGAAATCTATATTTTTCTTGTTAAAAACTGTCATCTATGTTTTTCTCGTTGATGGTGGGGCTAGTGTTAAGTGTTTGTAATTGTTTACGCAATCGGATGGTGTAAATCCATCTATCAAATGTCTGTTGTCCCAACTCTCCATAGCCTTGTTATATTCGGGTCTCACCTGATCTGTATCTTTTTCCTCTGAGTGATATATATCATTATACCCATCGTAACAGTAAACAGGTGCTTTACGAGCATCTGCACCTCGTTTTCCTTCCATTGTTCCGTGAGGCATGTTCTGTAAACTCCCTGCAATGTTCACAAAGTGAAGGAACATGTGATAACTGTTTTTACCTAGGAATTTGTCTCTGTAGTGAACTGCATTAGGGCCCTGATATAATAACACATCACCCACTTCAAGTGAGATACAAGATGCATCACGTTTACGTGATGGAATTGCTTGTGTTAAATTATAAAGGTCTTCGTTAGAACCATCCCAGTCAACCCAGTTTCGTGAGTTGTCTACCCAAATCTTCCAAGGTTTCCCATCGTCTGATTCATATCCTAAACATATTGTCGTAGATATTTCACAAGATGGTCTGTCGTGATGTGCTTTGAGGTATGCACCTCTGTCGTATTTCCTAGTGTATGCATAGGTGGGACAAAGTTTGATGTCCAATACGTCATCTAATGCATTATGCATCCAAGCATGTAATCCAACTGAAGGTGGAAATTGGTAACATCCATTGGATTTAAATAACGAATCTTTAGGGGAATCTTGAATGATGTCCTCTTCCCTTGCAAAGAATGATTCATTCCACCTATCATTCCTCTCAATAGTCTTCCATGTGTCCAGTGTCATCTTAATGATGTCTTTGGGTATGAAGTTCCTAAGAATCACGTATCCATTTTGCATGAATTCCCATGTCATCTCATTCGTATAACCCTGAACCTTTATTTCATCGGGGTCTATTGCAGATAACTTTACGTTCTTTTTATCATATTGCACAGGCATCGCAGTCTTCCCCATCATCTATAATCTCACCTTGTGGTAAGGGTTCATCTTTAATCACGTCTTCAGTCTTACCATCCATAGTGTTTTGGTAGTAAGATGTCTTCCATCCATATTTGTAAGTATTCAATAAGTCTTTTGCCATGACCGATACTGGTACTTCATTGTTATCAAAATTCTCGGGATTGTAACTCCAGTTACCACTGATTGCTTGGTCAAAGAACTTCTGCATCACTGCAACTGTTTTAATGTATCCCTCGTTATCAGGCATATCCCATAGTAATGTGTAATTGTTTTTCAGTATAGAATACTGAGGTACTACTTGTTTAAGTGTTCCTTTTTTGCTCTTCTTGACACTTAGGTAGTCTCTTGGTGGTTCTATTCCGTTTGTTGCATTAGAGACGACTGAGGACGATTCTGAGGGCATCTGAGCAGTAAGTGTCGAGTGTCGTAATCCGTGTACTTTAATCCGTGTTCTTAGTCTTTCCCAGTCCATTTTTAGGACATTAGGTACGATTGTATCTACTTCTTTCTTATAATGATCTATTGGTAATTTCCCTTGTGCATACATGGTTCTATCGAACCAATCACATTGACCCTTCTCGGATGCAATTTGATTAGACGCACATAGTAAATGATACTGAAATTCTTCTGTAAGATCATGCACCAATTGATGTGCTTGGGGGTCATCATACTTGACCTTGTTCTTTGCAAGGAAATGTGCAAGACCGATGTAACCAATTCCTAGTGATCGTCTTGCAAGAGTTGATCTCTTTGCAGCTTCTACTGGGTATTCTTGGTAATCAATTAGTTCTTCTAATCCTCTTACTGCAAGATCACATAGACCTTGTAGTTCATCCATCTTAATGATGCCTACGTTGATTGCACTTAGAATGCATAGTGCAATCTCACCTTCACCATCAATATGTGTGATAGGGTCGGTGGGAAGAGTGATCTCTTGACATAGGTTACTCATGTAAACTTTGTCTTGGAAACTACTATGGGAATTGCAATGGTCTATATTCATAATATAAATCCTACCTGTCTCAGCTCGTTCTTTCAACATAGCCGTAAACAATTCCCTTGCACTAATCTTCGTTTTAGGTACTGAAGTTGCTCTCTCATACTTTTCGTAAAGTTCATCAAAGCCGTCAGTTCCAAATGCCTCATACAAGCCTGGCACTTCGTGGGGTGAGAATAATGTGATGTCTTCGTTCTTCAAGAATCTCTTATAGAACAGTTCAGATAACTGAATAGAGTAATCTAATTTTCGTACTCTGTTATCTTCGGTTCCTTTGTTATTCTTTAGGACGATGATATCACCGATCTCTTGGTGCCAGATAGGGAAATGAACTGTTGCACTTCCTCCTCTCACACCATTCTGAGTACAACATCTTACTGTCGTCTCGAATTTCTTTAGGAAAGGTATTACACCAGTATGCTGTACCTCTCCACCTCGTATTTTTGAACCAAGTCCTCGTATTCGTCCTGCGTTAATTCCAATACCAGCTCTTTGTGCAACGTACCTTCCGATGGCCATATCTGAGGAAAATATACTGTCGAGGGAATCTGCAGAGTCAACCAAAACACAACTCGCAAATTGTCGTAATGGTGTCCTGACCCCTGCCATAATGGGTGTGGGTATGTTAATTTTGTACGTGGATATTGCATCGTAATACCTTTTGATATATTCTAAACGGTTGTCTTCGGGATAGTTTCTGAACAATGTCATTGCAATCAACATATACATGAACTGAGGTGTCTCAAACAACGTGTTGTCTGACCTGTCCTGTACTAGATACTTGTCTACGATCTGTTGTAGACCAGCATAGGTGAATGTCACATCTCTTGAATGTTTGATCACCCGATCTATTTGTCCTATTTCTTCTTTGGTGTATGACTTGAGGATGTCCTTATCATATACACCCTTACTGATATTCCTTTTTATGATATCATAAAGTGGTGGATAGATTGTTGAGTCTTGCCACTTAGTGTTGAATACAGATTTCTGTACTCCGAATAGTAATAGCCGTGCAGCAACGAACTGATAATTTGGATGTTCCAAACTAATTAAATCCGATGCTGACTTGACTAATATTTGTTGAATGTCTTTTGTAGTTATACCATCAAAGAATTGAAGACCACTGTTCATTTCAACCAGTGATTCTGATACTCCTGTAACGTCTCTACATGCTTTCTCCACCATCTTATGAATCTTATCTAAGTCAATGTCTACCCTGCTTCCGTCTGACTTAAGTACTCTAAATGGTGCGTTCATATCTTTTTATATTCCTTAAAATTAAGTTTAGCACTTAATCCTGTGTAAGTGCAAGAGTCTATTATAGAACAGATCACGTCACTTGTCAATCCGTTAAGTACCATTTCATTGATATCTTTTAGATCGGTAACACGTCTGTCATTCCATATGCAAACTTTGTATCCGAGATCAATAACTTCTTCAATTTTTTTGAGAATCTCGAAGTTACGAGGTTCATTATCGAATACTAGTACTGCCTTATCTTTAATGGTTTGGTCTATCTTCTTAAAATCACTACCACCTACTGCAATTGCATTCGGTAGAAATAGACTGTCTAGTGGCCCTTCGGTCACATAAATTGTTTTTGTTTTGTCCACTTTATTCAAATTGAAGATCAGTGGTGCATCTTCGTTAAATCTCATCGTTAAATATCTAAGTTTAGAGTTATTAATTGCTCTCCCACTTAGACCTAATAGTTCTCCCCTCTCCGAATAGAATGGTATTACTATCCTAGGGTCGTTACCCAAAACTCTGTCCTTATACTTATCGTCAAGGAATGCAAGGTTCTGTGGTTTATCCGTGAACCATAGATCACTATAGTGATGTGAAGGAACCATTCTTGCCTCTAGATACTCCCTTGCAACCGTAACTTCGGAGCAAGGTTTCATTAGAAATTTTAGATTCTCGACTGACATGATATCATCTTTATTTAGTAATTCTTGTTTTGGTTGAAACTTGAAACTGTTACTTGACGGCATCTTATGTCCACTTGCATGAACCTTTGGTTTGCGTCCACTTTCCTTCAACCACTCCTTTATATATTCTTTATGAATGACTGGGAAATGATCTTTAATGAAGTTTACGGACGATGTACTTTTACCACAATTGTGGCATTTATAGACGAACGATTGCTCCACGGTGAAATGATATCCACGTGCTTTAAAGGTGTTTTTAGAGGAGTCTCCACAATAGAGACATCGGTGATTTAGGGTGTTGTCACCCTTCCACTTTGCCATGTCCAATGAGGACACGATCATACTCAAATATTTTCGTTCTAACCATAACATAAGTACCATTATACATGATACTTGTGCTATTGTCTAGAGGGTATTAACTATGCGTCAATAATAACTTGGATTTCAACAAGGGAAGTATCCCATGATGTCTTACTTGCGTCGTATCCAGTTTTTTGAATATTGTCTGCAGCCATATCGTCATAACCTTCGGGTTTAACTGGTGGGTTTGCTGTCAAAAACTCTTTAATTTCTGGTGGTGTTAATGTACTTACTACTTCATCTCCGTCTGCCATTTCTTTCTCCAATTGGGGTTTGTAAAATTACTTATTATTTAGGTTCTTCCATATTTCTAACCCGACTTTTTGGGACTTGTAAAACATATCTTTGCTCAATAACAGGTGGTTTCTTTTCTTCTACTTCTACTTTTCTAGTCCCTATAAGACCTACACTGGTTATCAGTAGTAGAACTGCAAGAGGGTCGAATACAAAGATGAGTGCAAATATCACCCATCTTACTGCGTTGTCTAGGTATTCAGTTGCTCTGTCCTGTCCATAGATTACCTCTGCAACATATTTAATAGGGCCGATCTCACCTTCCTGCATGAGTTGTTCCCTTTTAAGTGGCATCATCTCTTCGTTATATGCAACCACTTGATCTATTATACCATCCATATCGATTGCGATCAACCCCCTTTCTTCCTTTTGTCTACGATCAATGTAGTTACGGTCTTTGGGTTGTGCAGTGTTGATGATAGTGTCGAGTCCCTCAAGTCTATTCTCTAGTCTTAGGAGTTTACCCTCTTCACCTGCAATTCGTTTCTCTATGATTGATAACTCTAGTGAGAATGAGTCACCCTGTAGTGTTTGTTCGATGTTTGCTTTTGATAGGAATCCAAAGATACCTAATGAGGTGATTAACATTAACACTACGACACTAGTAACTAGATACCACTTCTGCCACTTGATCTTATCCCAAAACAAGTGTAAGTATGCAGCCGTTACGAGTTTACCGAACTCTAATACCCCTGCCATAACCACCACTTCCATGTATGCTCCTGCAAATATAGTTGCAAGACCAATAACTGAGAAATACGCTGCGATGAACGCAATCAATATAGAGGTAGATAAGGCGAGGTAATTCAAAAAGTTCATAAATTATACGTTTGAGTTTCTTTTGATCAAGTCGAAAATCTGAGAAGGTTCGTAAACGTCCTTCCCTTTCTTCTTCTTCTTGACAATAGGCTCATGGGTAGATGTCGCACTACCTGTCGCGTTCATAGGTGCATCTTCCCACATCTTGAGATTTGCATAGATTTGTTCTTTTTTAGTATATGTCATCGCCAGTCACCAGTACCCTATCTTCTCCGATATATCCTATGTACACTAACATTCCAAATATATTAGAATGTTCCTCATGTATATTTATAAGCATCTTCTCGGGATAGACAGTTTCGTTTTGTTCTTTTAGGGGTCTTCGAAGTCTGTATGTCTTCTCAATTTCGACTGAAGGGACATCTGCAGCTTCAGTTAGTTGTTCCATGAACACTAGATCATTGTCTTTGAGGTGTCTGTAGAACTTCTCACACAACTCTTCCATCTGATCTTCGTTTATCTTAGTCTCTTCTTTCAGTAACAACAATGCAATGGCATAGGATGCGAATGCAGATTTACCGAAAGGAACCTTTTGTATGATTCGTTTGAGGTTGAACACTAGTCTATGTAGTAAGGTGTAAGACTGTTTATCTTCTGAAGTCTCTATCTCTCTATCATAGAGTCTACCACCCTTCTTATCTATGATACCCAATTTATATGCATCAAAATCTGTCCACTTGGTAGTGAGCATTTTAAGTGTTCGGAAGACTATAAGTGTATCAATGATTCGGGACATATAGTTATTTAGGTTGTTTTAAACCTCTAAGTTTGAAATGGAGCCCCCAATCTGATTCGAACAGATCACCTACTGCTTACAAAGCAGTTGCTCTACCGAATGAGCTATGGGGGCCGAGATTAAAGTTCTGTTAGTTTTTGTGTAAGGTGTTTGTCTACTGGGATTTTAGTGTCAAAGTCTAGTGTAACGTAACCTAGGTACAATAACATCGTTTTAATAGATGCCCAATATACATCATCCTTTATCTTGAATCTCAACATTCTCATAGATGCATCGAATCCGAATACATTGAGAATAGTTATAACATGGTTTAACATCAAACGTTCTCTCAATTCACCACTCTCGTGGTATCTGAAAAGGAGACGTTTTAGATATCGGAACCTACGAAGGTCTTCATAAAAATCCTCAATGTCTTCACATTGAGGGTCATCGTAGTGTTGTAATGCGAATGCATTAAAATTCTTAATAGTTATCTTGTCAAATAGACCCATAATATATCATAATGTAATTGGTTTGTCTTTTATTTAGACGAGTGAACCATAGACTTTAAAGCATCCTGTTTCTAATTTCTCTATTTTTAGAGATAATGTGTAGGACTCTGAACTAGTGTCAAACTCATCAAATGCAGTATCTACTGTCTTACCGAATGATTCATTTCTGACGAAACCGATGGAATGAGTTCCACCTTGTGAAAAATCTAGGACTGACTCCATCTCGTGTTCTGCATCAGCTTCAACAACTACTCTTGATAGTCCGATTTGAAGTAATTTTGCTTCCATCTGATTGAATGCAGCTTCAGGATTCAAATACTCTGTAGTGGCACAATGACCTAATACGGCATTAACTCTTGACTTGATAACTGAATCAGTAATATCATATGCTGATTGCTCTGAGATTAGTCCTGATTCTGTTATAAAACTTTTAAATGTTTTCATATTCTTATCCTATTTGTGCAACACCAACACCAAGTACTTCTGCATGAGCAGCGTATACTTCGTCTTTAGGGTTCTTGTTAACTACTTCACTTGAACCTACACCTAGTGTAAATGTTCCGATTGTTACGTTGGCAACTGTCTCGACAGTTACTACTCGTGCAGAGGCACCACTGTTATGGACTCTAACTGCGGAACTTAATCCGAAGTTAGAACCATTGGTAGTAGAAGTTCCACATGCAGCTTCTGAACTTAATAATTTAATTTTCATCCGATTATGCTACTGCTGTGATTGTACCAGCTGCTGTGCCGATACCTGCTATTGAAGTAATTGTACTTACTGTTGAAGTACCTTTGTCTTTAATAGTTCCACCAGCCAATGCAAGTGGATTAACACCGACAGTCAATACGTCATTTGCAGCGATAGTTGCTGATGCAGCTGACACGACTAATGCGAATGTTAGTTCGTTAGTACCTGTACCAGTTGTGTATACTAATGAATGAGGGCCTCTTCCTGAACCTGTACCTTGGTTACCGTTAGTAACTGCAAGTGTAGGATTGCCCACAACATCAACTGCTTCGTTGAATATAACTTTCATAGATAGTGTTGAACCAGCTGACACATCATGTGTAGTAGAAATCCAATCTATATCGGTAATATCAGCAGCACCTAGTGCAGTTGTAAGACCCGATGAAGACCATGCAACAAGTGTTTCAGTTCTAACTCTAGAACCTACTGTTGTTGCCAATTCCCAACCATGTGGTTTTGCCTGTGTTTTTGTTTTCTCTGCGTCAGATAACCAATTAGGTTTAGACTCTGTTCCGCTTGTATGTCCCCATAATGCCATTTTACTTCTCCTGTTTATCTGTTTGCGACTTTTAGTATCGCATCAAATGTTTTTTTGAAGGACTTTATATCCTTTTGTAATAATCCTAAGTATTTAGACCTGACTGGGGTCTTAAGACTCATTAATACTGTGTAAACTTTGGATGCATCATCATGCTTAATCTTAAGCTTTTTCATGTCATCCGTTCTTACTTCCGTATCCTTTTTTGTGTCATCTATACTTGCAAGTTGTGTTAAGACATTTGCATCGGGACGTAATTGCATTCCCCTTGCTGTAGATGATAGAGCAGCTATTGCACTATTGACTACATCGTCTTCACTTGCTTCGGCATATTTGCCACCTGCCATCTTAGATATCTTATCTAACATAGACCTTAATTCTTCTTCAGTCTTTGCCTTTCCGACTGCACGAGCAATCTTCTTGTTACCAGCATCAGACATCATTCCAAAGTCTGCCCGTTTCTCGGTCATAACCTTGTTGATCTTCTTGGCTTCACCTTTGATGTACCCAAGTCTCTTCAATTTCTCTTTGAAGATTTTATATCTTGCGTCAACTCTATCCATAAGGACTAATCTCGTTTACTTAGAGCAGTTGCATGGAGTGTTACCACATCCACAGTCTTCTTTGACTTCTTCACCTTTCTTTTTAGCGATTGCTTTTTTTAGTGCTGGAGGTAATTCACCTTCTTTGACATCTTCTTTGTCTTCGTCTTCACCTTTCTTTTTAGCAATTGCTTTTTTTAGTGCAGGAGGTAATTCACCTTCTTTGACATCTTCTTTGTCTTCAGAATCGTCTTCTTTACCTTTCTTCTTGTCTATGTGTTTTTGAAGAGCAGGTGGAAGTGTTCCTTCTGATTTTGCACCGTCTTTACCTTCTTCGTCTTCACTATTCCAATTGTCTTCTACGTATGCAAAGAATTCTTTCTTCTTGTCATCTTTCAATTCTGCTGGAGATGTAACACCAAATTTCTTTAATGCACCAGCAAAGAACTTCTTATAAGCAGCGGAAGATTCTACAACTTTCTTAGACGCCTCTACTAGTGAGTCTGTTAATCCAAGTCCGTATCCGTTAAATGCTTTGTTGATCATTGTTCAAGTTCTCCTTTATCGAAGTAATCAAACAATTTTTGTTTGTTATCTTCAGTGAGCTCCATAGACTTTGCAAGTCTACCAAGCATGTTTTTTTCTGTTAGTTTTTGTACTGTTTGAATTGCTTCATCTTCTGCAACAACTTCTTCAAGTGCAGTTAAGACATCTTCAGGAGAAGCCTCAACGACTTCTTCAGTGAACCCTTCTAGTAAGGAATCGATCTCGTCCGATAATAACTCATCGTCTGTTTTTTCAACGATAGGTTGCTCTTTAAGTCCTGTACGAACTTGTTCGAGTATCTCTTTCCAATTTTCTGATTTAAAACTCATATGTTTATTTATATAATTCGGATTCCCGAACTTATTCTCCTTCGTTTATATCAAATATTCCTAGAACCCAGTTTTCACCGAGATTTTCTGCAAATATCTCCGAATGGTTATGGCACTTCCGTGTTGCTAACCAATCATTCTGTTCATGCAAATCTACTTCATACCCTTTTGGGGTCTTAAATACTTCTGCATATCTACCAATACCACGATAAGTATGGCATAATTCTCTTCCTTCCATCATTCTCTCCTACCCATATATTTAGGTGGTAAAGTTTAACCCATATATGGTGAAAGAATAGCTTGCATGGCATCAGAGTCATGTTTCTTCATGATGTAGTAGATTTCGTCTCTTACGAATGTGTCCATTCTACCCCAAACTTTGTCCCACGTATCAGAACCCTTCCTACTAATGATTGCTGGTTCCCCATCATCACTCTCTACTTCAATGCCCTTTTTAAGTTGTGCTATGATTGCACCAACTTCTTTGTCATTGATGGTCTCTGCCTTCTCTAATTTCTTTAGGTCGGGATAGACTTTTGAACTGATTTTTAACGTAGACTTAACAACTTTCTCTAAGATTTCCTCTTCACCCATGTTAAGTTTAGGTTTTTTATACTTTCCTACTGGTGATTTAGCTTTGTTTCTATCGACTGATTCTTTAAAAGTAAACCCAATCTTAGGTAAGGTGTTCTCACCATAGTTTGCATAGTCTAATGCTTTCTTAACAGATTTGGCCTTTGAAAGACCCTTCTTAAGTTTCTCAATTTTCTTGATTGCAAAAGACATAGCACCATCGTGATCAAGTGCAATTTTTACTGCTAATTTCTCGAACTGGTCTGTGACCTTGTTCTTTCTAAAGTATACAGATATCTCTTGACCTGTTAGTTTACTTCCTGACATAGAAGGTTTTTCAGTTAAGTTCTGAGACTCTTCTTTAATTCCTTTTCCTACAGCAGTGTCGTATAACTTCTTACCGTCTGCACCTTTTAGAGTCGTTGCATCTGTCGGGTTAGAAACTGCTTTGTATTCTGAACCTTCTTTCATACCCATAATACGTTGTGCAAGACCTACAAGTTTTTTAACATCGGAGTTTTCCATGTTTGCTTTGTTCTTGTCATTTACCTTTTCGTATGCTTGAGTGATAACACTTGCAGTGAACATGTCTACCATGATTCCACCGATTTTCTTTGCACCCTTAGTGTTAACGATTTCTTGAAAAGCAGGTATTAGGTTCTTACCTTCAGTGAGTACTTCTTCTTCTATAATATCCATGTTTTCTCCTTCAACCGATTCGTTTCTTCTCTTCGGTTTTTGACTGTAATAGTCTTTTAAAAATGATTTTGCCATTGATAAAGGAATCTTATATTCCTTTGCAAGGTCTTTTGCAGATATTCCATCTTGGATATCTACTAACATATCTGACATCACACCTTCTTCTAGGAAGATACCATGTTCGATTGCAGATTCCATAACGAATGATTCATCGAAATGAGAACCTTGTCCACTAGTAGATGGGTCTCCGTATGTTGACTTACCTCGGACAACACCATCAAGTTTTCTTAGGTTTGATTTAGTTCCATCTAGTTGTACTAGTGTAACACCACCACTACCTTTTGTGAACTTAACTTTCAACTTCATCAACTTGGCTGCACTTGTGAATGCATCTGATTCGGGTTTTTGGATACCTTTAACTTGGTATACGATCTTCTCTTCTGAGATAGTTTCTTCTCTTAATCCTTTTAGGTTACCACGGTATTTTATTTTACCTTCTACGGCTTCGTCTTCACCAATTACTGCACCTTTCAATCTTCGGGAATCTGAAGGAGTTGCTTTATCCCAACCACCACCGTGGTCTTCTGCAGTCTTTAGTTTACTTAATGAAACATATAGAGGTTGTAAGTCTACACCATCATCATAATCGGATGTTTTACTGTAAGATTTGTCAATCATAAGACCGACTTTGTATGCACTTGAACCTTCTTGAGGTGTTGAGTAAACTGGTTTCTGTTTGATTTTATTTGTTCTACAATATGCATCAACCATCTTCTTTGCAGTTTCAAAGTCCTTCTTATTCTCTTCTGAAGTGACTCTGTCTCCTTTACCACCTCTGAATTGAATGTAGAAATCTACACATCTAGAATATACTTTATCTGCATAAGGTTTGAAATTCTCAGAAACATCTTCTTTAATTTTACCTTTAACTATATCTTCAAGGTCACGAGACAACCAATCAAAAAACTCATCGGGGTTATCAGTCTTAATTTCATTGTTGTCCATTGCCCAAGTTGTTAGGTCATCTTCTGCTTTCTTACCTGCCGACCCTGAGAATGATAAATCACCAGTTTTGTATGCTTTTGTAAGTTCTCTTTTATGTTTCTTGAAGATATCTTTTATCTTCATTGATTCTTCAACGGATTCTTTCTTGTCCTTGACTGCATTCATATAGCCTGGCAATACCGCTGCTTTAGGGTCACCCATGTTCTTTGCACCTTTCTTTAGTGCCTCTGAACTGTTTCGTGCTTTAACTACTACACTACGACCTTTCTTTAATTTGTTGATGTCTTTGGTTACTGTTACTCTCCAAAAATCCATTCCTTCCATGAATGCTTCGACTTCTTCGTTCACGTCTCTTACCGTGAAATCTTCGTTGTAAGGGAATCCCTTTAATGGGTTGTCAAAAACCTGAGAGAAATTCTTTGATCGTTCTTTCTTCTTCTCTAAATTTTTTGCAGCTGAAAGTTTTAGATACTCATCAACCGTCTGGCCTGGGGTATCACCTTTGTATGCAGCTGCAATATCTTTAGTACCCACTTCATGGACACCGTTGTTTTTCTTATTTCCTGACATTTGGTAATGCTCCCTTTTCTTTTAATTTCTTCATTCTTAGTCTAGGCTCTTTCCTGTTATAGTTTTGAGACACTAGGGATAAGTTATTCTTATCATTGTTTAGTGGGTTGTTATCCTTGTGATGCACATCCTTACCATCACCTGCTTTGGCCTTACCCTCTTTTTCCATTTGTCTACGAGCTCTTTTTCTCGCAGCGTTTCTTTCCATCTGTTCGGGTTTACCAAGGTAGTTTTCCCTTTCTTTCTTGTAATCCCTTCCTTCCGACATGTGGTATCCACTACCATCACAATGAGTACACTCTTTATCGTCTACTTCACCAGAGCCTTTACATTCGGGACAAGTCACCTTTGATTCTTCTTTAGGCACACAATTTGGAACTTGTTTACCGTTCTTCTTCTTCATACCCACTTGTTTATGAGAATCCCAGCAAGGGTCTTCCTCATTGATTAGGTCTTCTTCTACTGACTCTCCAAACTTAAGGAATAACTTACCCTTCTCTTGTGCTTGGTCTGTTACCTTATGACCAACCATTGCACCTATAGTGTTAATCATACCCAATCCTTTTTCAGGATTTTTATTGTATTCTTTGTCTAATCGTTCTGCAACTTTCTTAGTGATCAATTTAATGATATCAAAAGCACTTGTTACGAGTTTACCTTCCTCTACTTCAGACTCCTCGTTCTTGTTCTTATTCTTTGCATCATAGTCTTTGATAGACTTTTTTGCAGACTTCATCATTCTTTTTTGATGGGCCTTTTGTTGAGACTGATTTCTCTTTTTCATTACATCTGAATTTCTTTCTTGGACTTGGACTTCATCCAACTCTTGTTTCCAAGTGTCGATAAAGTTTAATAATCCTTCACTTTGTTTTTCATTTGACTTTCTGTCGGCATCACGTTTAGATTTGATTGCATCATCGTCTGATTCTTTACTATCGGAATCTGTTTGTCGTTCGACTTCTCGTTCATGTCGAGTCGTAAGAGATTCAAGGTCTCGTGCTTGTGAGTCTTTAAGTTTCTCTGTCTCTGCAGCGTGTTTTGCTTTGAGTTCTGCAGACGCGACTGCATCTTCCACCATGTAATCTTCAACTATAGAATTGAAGTCCATTGATGAACTGTAATCGTTTGATGCTTTAAGTAATTGATCTAGTAAATCCATAATACTATTTAGTCTTTTTTAAAAGTAGTTCACGTGCTTTCCACGCAGTAGCAATACTATTGGTAGGGAATTTCTTTGCCCATGCTGATATAGAACCGAATTTACCTTCTGCAGTCCTTCTTAGGGATTTTACTGTGTCGTTATTTTCAATCTCATCGAAGTTTGTTGTGAACATTCTTTTGAATATCGTAGCATTTTTCTCTACTGCTTCATGTTCCATTTTAACTACTTCAACTGGGACTGTTCGAGCTCTTCCATCATTCAACTTCAATGCAAGATCAAGACTTGTTTTGACAAATACCATTCGAGATTCGTATCCCAAGGCATCTAGTTGTTCTTTGTAGGTCTTTATCTTACTTGCCTTTGCACTAGTAGTGTCAAAAACTAACCCCAATCTGTTCGGGATGTATAAGTCCATTTGTTTAGCAGCTTGTCTTTTTGCCTTTGATCTCATCCCATCTCTTTCGGGATTGACTTCACCACTACCATCTTTAGTCATCTTCATAGACATCTTTGCAGCTTTCATCATTCTTTCAAAATGTTGATCACTATTAATCATCTTAAGACCCATAGTGTGGAGTGATAGTGCCTTAACAACTGTTGTCTTACCTGAACCAGGCCCACCCATTAGGAATAATGCTTTAAAGATTCCTTGATCATATACACCTTCTTGCAATTCATCTTCTTGTAGGTCGTCTTGCATATAAAACGGTAGTGTTCCTTCTGTAAGTCCCATACCTCGTCTTACTGCATTGTACAGTTGTTTCTGTTGTGTCTTGTTGGTAGATGGAACACCGTCTTTGAAGTTATCAAAGTCTCCGTCCTCTGCATACTGTCTCATCTTGGATGCACTCATACCACTAGTGTCATCTGCATCGGGGTCTCTCTCCCCTGCAGATACAATTTCGATCTCATCAAACTTGTAGAAACCGTGTCGTGCTTTGACTCCGTTGTACTTCTTCAGTAACATATCGAACTCTCTAACTCTGTCCGAACCTACTACCATCTTAATTCTATTGTAACCCTGTCTTTCTAATTCTACTGCAATGTCAAATACTGTCCTTGCAGCGGTATCCACAATGATCTTACCAAAGAACTTTCTAAGGAACTTGATCTTATCTACATGTGTTAGGGGGTTCTTAACCTTGTCATTTGAGTGTGAAGTGAACACTAGAGGTGTATCACTACCAGCTGTTGAGATCAATTTCTTGACTAACTTTGCATGACCAGTTGTAGGTGGATTGAATCGTCCAAAAGAGAACACTGCACCCTTACCAGTTGCTTCGGTTAAAAATTTGTTAAACGTTTTCATTCGGCATAATCCTAAATTTTAATAATGGTCGTCCATTGATAGTAACATCACCCTTCTCGTTTCTACCAATCTCTTTAACGACTATTTTCTTGTTCTTGAATTTTCCACCAAGAACAACATCTCCTATATTTATGGGTATCATAATCGACTCATTGAATTCTTGGAACGATTTCATATTATTTGTCCCAAGCTTTAATTGCAGTGAAATTATTATGTGCAAATTCCATACGATCTACGAGTTTAACTGCAGAACCACCTGAATCTATTGCAACATATCCTTCGGGGTTGACTGCTTCAAATCCTGTTGCAGTTTGTTTGAATGTACCAATACTCTTGACTCTATTCAATGCAACGATAATGATCTGTTTTGACTCAACTAGACCTCCCATGAACTTGGTAAGATTGATTAGGAACTTCTTCATCCCTCTCATGTCTTTATAGAGAGACTCACCGACTTCTCGTTTGATAGCCTTGTGTTTCTCTGTCTTGACACCACCCACTACCTTGTCTTTCCAATATGATTCAAAGTGTGCAAGG